TGACTGTTACTCCTGATTGTATAGTAATTGGGCCAAAGCTGCCAGCATTTTTACCATTTGTGATTGTGTAATTACTTGTAACTGTCTGATTGTTTTCCCAAAATATTCCCTGAGTTGCTCCTCCAGCTACACCCCAACTTAAAGTGCCTGATCCATTGGAAACTAAAGCATACCCTGATACTGGTGCATCTGTAGCAGGTAAAGTGAGAGTAACATTGCTTGAAACGGTTGACGGTGATCTTAAAGCTATATAGTGAGAGCTATTAGAATCAGCAAACCTTAGTTGATTTTGTAATTGAAGAGTTAGTCCATTTGCATCAAAAAACATCTGCTCAGTACCAGCAGTGCTCAATCCTATTTTGTTGGCAGATTTTCTAAATAGTCCTGTATCTGGATCTGTGTCAAAAGATAAAGCAGGAGTAGAAGCACTATTGGAATCATCAATCTTCAAGACTCCTGTCATTGTGCCACCTGCTCTAGGTAACAGACCTAAATTATCACTATTTATACTCCCTATTTCTGTAAAACCATTATTTGAGCTATTCCTAACTTTTAATATATTTGATGTGGTATTTAGAAAAGTCATACCAGCTACACATTGACTTGTAGCTAGATCAGAAGATTTAGAATTATTTGATTGAATCGCAGCAAAAACATTATTAAGATCGGTTCTTACGTTCGCTCCAGAAGCATTTTCGATTGTGTAATTTGTAACGTCAGCCACAGTTAAATACTATTTTCCTCCATGTTACCCTCCTTTGCCGAAACCAACAGCACTGTAGGTAAAGTTCCTGTTAATACTAGCATTACTTGAGTTCTTAAAGTGAACTGTAAAGCCAGTTCCAGATATACTACTGAGTTCAAAATAATCTCCTGTTGCCATATTTTGAGGAGAGATATTAACAGATGGTAAGAAGTTATTTAGATTACCTAATCCAGACGTTCCAACAAAAAATGGTGCTGTAAATGTTACTGCTTTTGCTCCTGCTCCAGATGCAATAACAGCAGATTGTTCTGTTCTTGATGGCATAGTTGCTGTATATCCTGCCTGTTGGAGATTCATATTCTGTGCAACATCATTTGTGTTAAGAGTAATTCTAAATTGAAATCCTCTTCCTTTAAATGTTCCATTAGCAAAGTCATTGAAGGCTGTATAAGAACTCATGTCTGTGGAAGTTCGTACAGCTATTTTTGCGTTTGCGTCATTAGCAGTAGCTCCATCAAAATCTGTCCATGTGTCTATGTTTTCTGTTCTATTATCGAATAAATCACTTATATAAAATCCTGCACCACTAAAATGTCTTTTTAAGACAAGTGAGAATGTACCTCCAAGATCAAGAGTATCTACAAAGTCATAAGTTCCTGTAGCATTTGAAGTTGGATCGGTAAGAACAAGTCCACCTTTAGAACCATCGTATTGAACATTAGATTTAGTTCCGTTAAAGGGTGTTCCGTCAGTATCCTCTCTATCAGTTTTGACAGTTATAGAGTCAAGAATATCAACAAGAGATAGAGATACTTTTGCTTCTGTTGGGCTAAATCTACCTCCATCATCTTGAAATTTTAAAAGATACGTACCAGGTAAAGCAGGTGCTATAACGTCAGTTGAGTTACCAGCTACAGCCTCAATAACATCTTGTGAGGCTTGAAAATTTGCAGAACCTAATGCAAGATTTGAGTGTCTGACATAAACACGACCACCGTGTAAAACATCTATTGCAAGTGCCTGATTAAAACTAAGTCGTACAAACTGCTCGTTTATTGGCTCTATTGTTAAATTGGTGACATTTTCTGGTAATGCTGTTTTACCTTGTGCAACAAAAGTCGTACTTGTAAATTGAGAAGATAATTCTAACGATGCGTTATAAGAAAATACTTGAATTTCATAATTACCTTTTACAGTATCTAAAATTTCATAATCACTACTAAATACAATTTGGGAAACATAGTTTCCATTTTCTAGTTTGTAATTAACAAGGTACTGAGTAACTCCTTGTACTGGTTGCCAATCAATAATTAATTTACTTCTAGCAATGCTATTTATAACAACTGTTTTTTCACTTACCGTTAAAGCACTTGGAGGAGATGCTGGTGCGTTCAATAAAGATATTGTTCTTGTAGGTAATGCGGTTCCATTTTCAATAAAATTATATTTGCCTTCAACATAAGACAAAGCTGAAATTACATAATTAATATCGTCTTGTTCTTCTACTTGAATAACTCTAAATAATTGAGTCTGTAATGTAGTGCTTGATATGAGATACGGAGAATTTGCTAGTGGTGCTGATGAAAACGCAGAAGCAGATGTTCCGTCTGGTTTTGTAACACTGTTAACAGTAATAACAGGGCTTGCCATATTAGAAATAACACCTACCTCAACTGTTCCATCGCCTAAAATAACGCTGATAGTTGGATTATCGTTTGGGTCGGGTAAAGTTGTTTGTTCAGCAGCATCAATAGTTATTTCAGTGGTTGTTGCAGATATTACACGACCACCTCTTCTAGCACCTGCCCTCACTGGATCGTTTATTGCGATAACAGAACCAGGTCTTACAACAACTCCTGCATCTATTGAAGTTGTAAAAGAAACTGTTTCAGATTCATTTTGTTCTGCAAAAAGAATTGCACGACCTAATCTCGCAGCTTGATTACGAGAAGTACACGCAAATGCTTTTACCTGTTTTACTATCGTTCCTAGTTTTGATATTGCTGTTGCATCTTCTACTACTTCAAAATCAACTTCTTTTGAATCCATATTGAAGTAACTGACAGAAATAACAGAATGACGTTGTTTTAAACTACTGCCTTGATATGAAAAACCTGTTTCACCTACATTGGCTAAATTAAATAAATAGCTTGCTGTTGTTGGTTTATCCTGAGATATAGTTACAGATCCAGCAGACCAAATCGGCATACATCTCATAACACCAGCTAAATCATTTATGGCTTCAAATGCCTCTTTAGGACTTTGAATATTAACATTGCAACTAAATCTAGCTTCTTTTGTACCTGCATTTGTTCCATCATCTACCAATGTGTTTGCATATTTACTAGCAGCAACAAAACTAAATAAATCCAAATTACTGTCAGTAACGTGATCTCCCAGACCATACCTTGTGTTTGTGAGCAAATCGAGTAAGCACATAGCAGGGCAGTTGGTGTAAACAGCAGCACCCATTACTCCATTAAATATATAGTTAGGAGGATATTGTATTCTGCCTGTTTGAATATCAACAGTAGGCGTACCAGAGTTGTTAGCTCCTGTTCCTGGGATTCTTACTTTGATACCTCTAATCCGATATTTTCTTGTAGGAATACGATTAAATTGTTTACTATCTAAACGAAGAGCAACATAAGCACTGTTGGCATAAGTTGAGTTGTTATCTATAACTTCTTGAAGGCTGGTAAATTGAAAAGCATTTATTTGTTGTGGATCTGTGCTATCTGCTGTAACACGGACAACTCGTACATCTACAGTTGTGAATCCACTTGTTAATTCTATTCTGTGATCTCTAGCGTAAGCATCAGCAGTTCTACCACTAACTGAACTGGTTACTTTATCAACAAAGCCACCAGAGTCATGCTGAATTTGTATTTTATATGCAACTGTCATACCTCGTACATCACCATCATCTTCAAATTTTTGAATTTGAGGCCAAGTTAAAGTAACAATTACAGCATCTACATCTGTATTTGTTATTTGTCGAGTAACAGGAGAAGAAGTCGTTACAGTAACTCCAACACCAATAGGTGATCTACTTTCAGCAGGAATACCACTCATTGCCGTTTGATTTGACGTTCCAAACTTAGATTTAAAAGTTACATCTTGAAAATTAAAATCAACATCAGCAGGATTACTATTTGAAGCGTTTGAATTAAGTATTGGAGTATCGTCAAGAAATACATCTTTCAAGCTGGCATTTTGGTAATCAGTAGTTCCTTTATTAAGCTCTGCCTTTGATGCACTGGCAAAACCCTCTATCTCACCTTCAGATATTAAATCTTGAACAGTAGCAAAACTTCTACTGTGTAAAGTATCAGGAGCACGATAAGGAGGTGGGGGTGGTTTTGGTCGACCTCCACCAGCACCTTTAATAATCTTAGTTTCGTCTGTCATGCTTCTACCTGATTAGTGTCAACTGCTGCACTTATTACAACACTTCCTGTAATTATTTCACCATACACTATTGGAACGGGAGTACCTGCTCTTGATGTATTTTGCACTCCACTAAAATTAAATGATAATTGTGGATCTTCTTCCGAACTAAACTTTTCTGGTTTAGGTAAAGGAAACAACATTTCTGCTACCCCAGATAAAACCAAAGAAGCTCCTAAGTAAACAGCAGCTTTGCCTAAAAAACTACCAGTGATTCCTGTGATTGCACCTGCATTAGCTAAAGGAACTTGTGCGAAAGTAAAACTTGCACCACCTGTTAAAAAAGCACCTCCTATCAAAGCTGCACCTAATAAAATCTTTCCTAATCCCCCTCTACCAGCACCAGCTATAACTGGTATAAAATGTATATCCTCTTTTCCTATGGGATAGTTAAGTTCATTATCATCAATATCATAATTACCAACTTTAACTTGATAATATTTTGGATTCATATATCTTTCTAATCCTTGAAAATTATTTATTAAAAAACTAACAGCTTGAGCTATATTATTTACTTTTACCTCGAACTCTTTATGTCCGACAAATTCCGCTAATTCTCCATATAATTTTACTTTACGAAGCATAACGATACCTCTTTCCTGTACATTTTAACAGCCATTCAGAGTAAGGCTCTCTACAAGATAGTCTATCGGTTAAATGATGGATAACATCTCCTTCAAAAAATAATGCTACATGATTTAATCCAGGATTTAAAATACTCATAAACAATAAATCTCCATCTTTTAAAGGTTCCTGTGGTCTTAATTCTCTAAAACCTGTTCGCCATGCACATCTTTCAAACATAGGGTCTTTTATAAATTCTTCTGGTGTAGAAGGTCTTTCCCAATCTCTTAACTCGATATTTCTCTCTTCTTTATACCAATCTCTAACTAAAGCCCAACAATCAGTTATACCCCATACCCATTGACGACCCAATAAGGGTGGTTTATATCCACATGGTTCTAAATATGCCCACTTTTCTGTTTTTGGGTTCACAATATACCACGGTAAATTACTATCCTCGCAGCTAATTTTATCTGCCTGACTAGGATTAGGTGGGGTAATGGGGTGACTATGAACTACACCTACTATCTCTCCTGCATTATCAGCCTTTACATAATCCTCTGGGTCAATAATAAAACATTGATGTTCTGTCATAGAAAGATTACGACAAGGATAGTATCTCTCTTTACCTTTTATATTTAACAACAAACCACAAGATTCTTTTGGATCTTCTCGTTGAGCATGAAGTAATGCTTTATATTTCCAGCTCATTGTGTAAACGTACCAATAGAAGGAAAGATAGAACGAGTGCATTGTCTTTTCGGTATTCTTACGCCAGCTAAATCTGTAGGAGCAGCAAGTTCAAATTCAACAATTTCTCTAGTTTCTGCGGATTTACGGTCTATTGCATAAACTTCTTGAGGAAACTCGGCTGTTGGATCAGCAGTTGCATTTGTTCCATCAGCAAAATTAACAGCATCAAGAAATTTAGCTAGTGTTCTTATTCTTGTAACCGTAGCTCCTGTCAAATCATTACCTGTCGTTGTTTCGTTAACAGATAAAAGTATTGACGATATTAACCCTGTGGCGTTACTTATTGTTATTTTAGGTCTTGGTAATTGACCTCTTTGAAAAACAAAACCTGATGCTTGTATAGGAAATCTAAGATACTCATTACTAGCCCAAACTATTTTGCCATTTGCATTCAAATTACTACCAGAATGAAATCTATAAATTGTATTTGCACCATGTAAAGCTGTTGATAGTTGTAGCGTAAACAATTCAATAATTGCTGATGGATTTATTGATTGTAAATCACTGAATACTGCTGAATTTACTGACATTATGCTGGTTCAAATACTTGTCTAAAAGTTGCTTG